ACTGAAACACCGGGTGAAAACGTAGCTCGTGGAGCAGCTGAAAATGCAAGGAACAGTACTTCTCTTGTTGAAGGGACCCCTGGTGTAATTCAGGGTGCAAGTGTAACTGAAACACCGGGTGAAAACGTAGCTCGTGGAGCCGCTGAAAAGGCAAGGAACGATGCTTCTCTTGTTGAAGGGACCCCTGGTGTAACGCAGGGTGCAAGTATAACTGAAACACCGGGTGAAAATGTAGCTCGTGGAGCCGCTGAAAAGGCAAGGAACAGTACTTCTCTTGTTGAAGGGACCCCTGGTGTAACACAGGGTGCAAGTATAACTGAAACACCGGGTGAAAACGTAGCTCGGGGAGCAGCTGAAAATGCAAGGAACAGTACTTCTCTTGTTGAAGGGACACCTGGTGTAACGCAGGGTGCAAGTATAACTGAAACACCGGGTGAAAACGTAGCTCGTGGAGCAGCTGAAAAGGTAAAGAACGAGGTTTCTTTAAATTTATCATTAATTTCCCCAATGCTACAAAATTATTCACTGCTAGAAAATTATTCAGGTTCTTCTTTACTAGCATCATTAGCTAGTATAATACCAACTTATTATAAACCAGTTATTAATCCAATATTCCCATATGCGTCAGTAACTGTACCATTTACTTTTCTCGGTATAAATAAATCATCGGGACAAATTATTGGTTCAAATACACTAACAAATTCATCGAGTTCGTGGAAGAAATATGATAACACAGCCGTTTCACCAACAGACACGATTGGTCAGACTGAAATACCATATTCCCAATTTACACAACTACAAAATGGACGATGGGTGTATATAAATTCAAATACTCATACTCTTTACTCTGCAAGTACAATGACAAATTCAAATGTAAGTGTACCTTGGTCTGGAATTACTACACCTGATATCAAATTTCAACAAATATTACAATTACAAGATGGTTCATTTGCTGCTATATCATTTAATTCATACCAAATTATATTAGCAAAAATGATGGATGGAAATTCAGTTATGTATAACAATCGGTGGATAAGGTCTGATAGAGCACCTGGGTTATTAAATGTTGATAATATTAAATTAAACGCACTTAATGATAAACCTGATGGAGATATACAATTTAATAATATTCTACAATTACAAAATGGTATATTTGCAGCTATAAATAAATCTTCAAACCAGATTATAATATCAAGTACTTTAGTAAACTATTACAGAACATGGTTCAGAGCAGATGGTACCTCTTTATCAGGTCCAGCTGATACTGGTAATGGAGATATCCAATTTTCTCAGATTACTCAATTACAAAATGGTTTATTTGCTGCTCTGGAATATAAATCAAATCAAGTTTATATAACAAACGTATTGACAAATAATAGTTTAACGTGGACTAAGGTAAATACAGGTGATTTACAGTTTTCCCAGATACTCCAATCACCAAAAATCCCCTCTTCAGCGATAGTAAATTATCCTTGGTATATAATAGTTTATAATTATACAAATATAACTTCTACAAATTCTGTATTACCAACATACTTTTCAGATGAATACAACAATTTGCAAATATTTCCAGCTGGAGCTGGAACTTCTACAACCCCAAACATAACTGGTAAGGTTAGAAGTGAAGCTTCATTAAACACGTTTCCCGGAACTTCGGTAAAACTTAACTATTATGTAAATAACAGTACAGGAACAAATACTTATGAAAATGCAAATCTTAGACAAACTAATACTATAGATATATCATATTGTATGAATCCTCCTGGTTTTCTTGCTAGTTTTGGAACTATTATTATATACGTTAGAAATGATAGTTCAGGTAATATTTTTCTTTCTAATGATTCAACTTCTTTTCCCACTAAAGATGTAACTGTAACTGAAACACCGGGTGAAAACGTAGCTCGTGGAGCAGCTGAAAAGGCAATGAACGGTACTTCTCTTGTTGAACGGACCCCTGGTGTAATTCAGGGTGCAAGTGTAACTGAAACACCTGGTGAAAACGTAGCTCGGGGAGCAGCTGAAAATGCAAGGAACAGTACTTCTCTTGTTGAAGGGACACCTGGTGTAACACAGGGTGCAAGTATAACTGAAACACCGGGTGAAAACGTAGCTCGTGGAGCCGCTGAAAAGGCAATGAACGGTACTTCTCTTGTTGAACGGACCCCTGGTGTAATTCAGGGTGCAAGTGTAACTGAAACACCGGGTGAAAACCTAGCTCGTGGAGCAGCTGAAAATGCAAGGAACAGTACTTCTCTTGTTGAAGGGACACCTCTAGCACCTATACCGCCTATATTAGTATCACTAGCTAATATAGTACCAACTTATTTAAATGTTTCGTTTGCCCCAAAATTCACAACTAAACCAGTAACTGTACCGTTTACTTTTCTTGGTATAAACAAATCATCGGGACAAATTATTGGTTCAAATACATTAACAAATTCATCGGGATCGTGGAAGAAATACGATAATACATCTGTTTCACCAACAGACTCGCTTATTGTAAATGAAAGACCGTTTTCCCAGATTACGCAATTACAAAATGGACGATGGTTGTTTATAAATTCAAATACTCATGTTCTTTATACTGAATATTCAATTACAAATCTAGCTTCACTTTGGTCTGGAATTAGTACACCTGAAATCAAATTTCAACAAATATTACAATTACAAGATGGTTCATTTGCTGCTATATCATTTAAATCATACCAAATTATGTTAGCAAAAATGATTGAAGGAAATTCAGTTCTGTATAACAATCGGTGGGTAAGAGCTGATGTTGTTCCTCAATTACTCAATGTTATTACTAATTTATTAGTTGCAACTAATGATAAACATAATGGAAACATACAATTTAATAATATTCTACAATTACAAAATGGTACATTTGCAGCTATAAATAAATCTTCAAACCAGATTATAATATCAAGGTCTTTAGTAAATGACTATACAACATGGACCCGACCAAATGGTACCCCTTTATCAGGTCCAGCTGATACTGGTAATGGAGATATCCAATTTTCTCAGATTACTCAATTACAAAATGGTTTATTTGCTGCTCTGGAATACAAATCAAATCAAATTTATGTATCAGAATATTTGTCAAATCTTGGTGGACTTTGGACTAAAGTATATACAGGTGATTTACAGTTTTCTCAAATACTCCAATCACCAAAAATCCCCTCTTCAACAATAACAAATTATCCTTGGAATATAGGATTTATTAATTATACAAATATATCTCTTACAGAACCTGTATTACCAACATACTTTTCAGATGAATACAACGATTTCCGAATATTTTCAATTGGTGCTGGTACTTCTACACTCCCATATTATTCCGGTACTACAACTTCTGCTAACACACGACCATTTAACGGAACTTTGATAAAACTTAACTATTATGTAAATAACAGTACAGGACCAAATACTTATGAAAATGCAAGCATTAGACAAACTAATGCTATAGATATCTCAAGTTGTATTACAGGTGATCTTGGAACTAATGGTTCTGGTGCAACTATTACTATATACATCAGAAATGATAATTCAGGTAATGTTGTTCTTTCAAATAGTTAATTCTTAGAGTATCCAATAACGGCACAAGCAATTCGTTTACCGGCATTTCCTGTTTTTAAACTTTCTGTACGATTTTTACCTTCACCTTGGCCGCAATCATCTTGGTCTTGGTGTATTATAAGCATTCTTCCTACTATATTGCATTTTCCACTAAGACGTATAACATTATCATACGTAACATATTTTGCATTTCCAAAAATATCAGTTCGTATATTTCCAAGGTCTCCGACATGACGTTCAATCATTCCGGGACATCCGTGTGTTTTATTGTAAGGATTAAAATGCGCGCATGCGCTCGTACACCCATCTGAAAGGTCTCCGTATTCATGGACGTGAAATCCATGTAATCCGTTTTTCTTAAGACCCTTCAAATCGATGTAAATGTCTACTGTATCGGGATATTCAACAAATTTAACATTTCCTGAAATTGGACCTGTAAAAACTGCTATTGCGGTAGTCATTTTATTTAGACAAATATTTTATATCCGCGTTAACCGAATTTAATGAATTATTCTTTTTGCCAAATCGTTGAAGTGAAAATCCAGGTTGGTCGTAAAGAACATCACCTAGACAAGTTTTAATACTCGGTGTTAAATTTGAACTGTTTTCTGTTCCTGGTTTATAAAAGTTAACGAGGTTTGAATTTGTTGCTCCAAGATTATCTCCAAATCGTCCTTTACGGCGACGACGACCAAATCCGCAAGAACCTTCGGTTATTTTATTTCCAAATCCACAAACCCTTTCCATGTTATAATTTTCACCAATATTTGTTTTTTCACCAAAAGAATTAATAAAAACTCGACGATATGGATTTTTTCTTTTCGATTTACACATCTGTTTTAATTTTGAACGTGATATTTCTCCAACCGTTTTGGGTGTTTGAGAATTAATTCGTTTTAGAGGCCTGCAGTATGGATACTTCTTTCGGTTACTTTTTGAACGTCCACACGTTTGGTATTTTCCGTTTTTCTTTGGTTTGCATACATCCACCCATTTTTCTTTAAACCAACGGTCAAGTGAACCAAAAGAACATCGGTAAAAAGAAAATGCGTTCTTACCAGCGCATTTATAGGTTCCACCTTTTGATTTATATTCTCTCACCAATTGTCCGGATGCATATGCACTGGGCCAAACTTTTGAGCGCTTTTTAATTTTATTTTTTAAACTATTGTATAATTTAGTATTTATGGGTTTACTTTTTCCTTTTTTACAATGCATTTAAAGGTAACGGAGTTATCTTAATAAACTCTTTTATTTTAATTTAATTAAAAATGGAACGTCTTTTAAACGTTCGTAGTGAATATCAACACCTTGAACCCGAACAACTTAAAAAACTTCAAAATGCACTTTCCATGAACTGTGAAATTCTTTTGTTTAATATTCGAACGAGTGGAAATATAGCAATGTGTATACGTACGGCTTGCTTAATGGGATGCAAACAAGTTATTATTTGTGGACGTAAGCACTACGATAAACGCTTTACCGTTGGTGCTGAAAATTATATACCTGTTACATTTGTTGAAAAACCCTTAAAAGTAACAATTAATTGTAAAAAAGGAACGAATCCAGTTGAATATATCGAAATGTTTAATTACAATGTCGATGAATTTGTAAAATGTTGTAATGGACGTACGCCTATTTTTTTAGAACAAAATGGAACAAATATTTCCGAAGTTCCATGGAAACTTGTAGAAAACCCTTTGGTAATACTTGGAAACGAATCATTAGGTATACCAACGGATTTTATAAAATCGGTTAAGACAATTTTACCCGAAACACGTATAGTAAGTATTCCACAATGTTCCGTTATGCGTAGTTTGAATGTTGCTGTTGCAGCATCAATTGTTTTATGGGAAATAACCAAACAAACAACAAGTTTGTCTTTTACATGTTAATGTTTTTAAAAATTCTTGAAATGTCATTTTGTGGATTAACCGATAAGTTTTTAAACAACCGTTCAAACTTGTTTCTTTCATTTTCAGTTTTAAAATACTTCTTTTTGAATTCATTTCGTTGTTTAACAAGATAGTTATTTATTTCAATATCAGATACATTACTTTGTACTCGTTTTGATTTGTTATAAGCATACCGTTTAATTTGAGGGTCAATTCTTGCAAATTCAAGTTCAGAACGGTCAAGACAGTATTCCAAACAGCACTCTTCGTTTACAAAACAGTTTGGGTAAGTCTGAACCAACGATTGGTAAACATAATCGGCTGGAATTTGGGCGAGACGTTTTGCAGTGGTTTCATCAAATTCTTTCAATGCAAGGTTGTAATAATAAATGTAAACGTTGTTTGCTTTCTGGTTTATTTGTTCCATGAAACTTATTTAAAGACCAACAATATTTTTAAATAACACGAAATATGTTTTATGGAAACTTTAAAAGTTCTAGCTATAGACGTCGGAATAATAAATTTAGGGTACACTTACTCAGAAGTCAAACTGGAATTACCTGAGTCAGGAAGTAAATATAAAGCACATCGTTTGAATAATAGTTATCTATTAAATAAGGAAACTATTAAAAAATGCATTCGTGTTTTAGATTGTAATCGTATTGATATTACAAATATTCGTCACAAACGCGTGAGTTACTGTGATTGTAAATTACACCATGACAGATGTATTCCCGATTATCTGGACCATTTTATTCAGGAAACACCTTATTTCGAAGAATGTGATGTTCTTATAATTGAACGTCAACCACCAGTTGGCATAACTGGGGTACAGGACCTTTTATTTAAACAATTTCGTGAAAAGGTTTTGTTGATAAACCCAGGAAGTATCCATAAATATTTTGGATTACCTAGTGTTTACAGCGAACGAAAAGAAGAATCAGAAAAAATAGCCGAAGCATTTCTTTCAAACTTTTCTAAATTTACAACGAATAATCGTAAACACGATATATCAGACGCACTATTAATGACAGTTTTTTATTATAAACAAAAAATGGAAAAAATTATTGAATGTAATAAATTTAATACAGAAATTCATGATTTTGACAAATTTAGGTTTAAAAAATGTTAGTATTTAAAATAACTGCTATCTTCATTTGAGGAAGAAGGACTACGTTCATTTACAAATTTTTTCCGTAAAGAGCTTGAGTGTCGCTTGTTGTATTTGTAATTGTAATCATTGTCGTAATCATACTCTTTGTGTTCCGAAGTTATCAAATAAAAAACGATTAACAATAAAATCAAAATAAGAAGTGCTATAATAAGATATTCTCTGGTAGTTGAATTATTTTGTAACATTCTATATAATTAACAAAGAAATTATTTTAAAGGTAAATTAAGTGAAGTTGGGTCAAATTGAAATATTAATACTTCATTTTTCGCGTTATATATCATAAATGATATAATAGCTATAAGTATAATTAAATAAATGAAACTAGTAATAGTACCAATAGCCTCTCCAAAATTGTTTTTTCTCATTTAAACTTTGCATTTATTTAATTTTACAAAAAATAATTTACTTAAAAAATTAAACATAAATTATAAAAAAGATGAAGGAAAACGCAGAACCAACGATTTTAACAAAAAAGGATTTTTTTCAAATTGATGAATGTAATTGTGGAAAAAACCCTTTTCGATACACAGATGTTTCTAAAAATGTGTATGTAGCTAAATGTCCTCTTATGAAAGAAGAATACGACATAAAAACAAAAACATGGATTTCTTCTAAAAAACAACCATGTGATTTTTATTGTAAATATTTCGGACCGCGTCCTGTTTTTGAAGAAGTTAAAAATACACTGATTCGTAAAGCAAATGTAATTCAAGATAAAAATGTTTTATTGGAACAAAAACTTCGTCTTTTGTTTCGGTTTGTTTTTGTATCAAGGCACACTGCGACATTGGATGAAATTAATATTCTCGTTAAAAACAGTCTTCGTAGAGAACCCCGTAAAGAATATTATTTTCCAAGCCCCGGACACCTTCGTATTTCACATTATGAATCATTGGAAGACTATCGCGACCGTATTTTTTCTAAAAAAATAGTTGACCTTAGTAATTTACCAGAACCAGAACCTCCCAAAGAACCAATTGGTGATTTCTTTGATATTTTAACGTTTTTAAATATACCTAAAAATACCAAGGTTGTACCAAAAGCCAAACCAGTAAAACGTACAGTGCCAACCGTTATTAGTAAACCAATTACTTCTAAATTTATTTTGGTTTCTGACGATGATGAATCCGAAAAAGATTCTGATTATGAATCGGACCATGAATCCGTGTATTCTGGTACAGATGATTTAGATTCTGTATCGGAATCAGAAACCGAAGTTGTTGAAGAACCAGAAGTTGTCGATGGCGAACCAGAAGAATATGATACTTATGAATCTGGTGGTGAAGATTTTTATGACTAACGGCTCCGCTTTTAAATTTTTGTTGGGAATTTTCCTGTGCTGTTATAAATACCCAGTCTCCGACGGTAATCGGCTATACTAGCCCGAAGACTTGGTTTATTCCATAATACAAACATGCTAAGATAACCAGCGCGTGCTGGGTTACCCGTCCCGAGGTCCTTTTTGTGACGAGTGATATACCTTTGACGACGTTCACGGTCATGGTGTTTGATATAATCCGACATACCTCTGGCTCCGAAGTGTATTACTTTTTGGCGTCCGTTGGTTTCAAATGTTGCCATAAGTTTTTTATCCGATTTATTTGACTTTTTTATGGAAATTAATTTTATTCGCTCCTTTTTGGAGCCAAAAGAAACTTTTGCCAGTTTGTTTCCATTTTCGTCGACATCGTAAAAAACCAATTCACACTTTTTACGCAATGAACCTTCTTTTGGAGGATTCGTACAACCCTTTATGGGTTCCGTTTGTTTTGATTTAGTGCATTTACTACGGAACGATTCGTATTTTTCAGTAACTTCTTTAAACGTAACGCAATTATTAATTCCAAGTTTTTTATTTATTTTGTTGTGAATGTCAAATAACCACTTGCTAAACGTTTTACGGTCTTTCATAACTGAATAATTTAACATAGTCCCGGGTTGACGAATAAAGTCCTGGTAACTTTCTCGGCAGTACCTGCATGGCAGCACATTTCCTATAGATGTAAAAAATGTAAGATATTGTTCTTTTTGTTCCTGTGTTGGTTCTTGTGGATAGTTCTGAGCTATGCAATGGAGAAAAACCCATCCGGCAGGTCCCCATACCCGCGTTTGCATTCCATTTTTTGAATACAGTTCTTGCGAACTTTCTGCTTGCGAACTTTCCATTTAAATTAAAGAAATATTTTTAAATTTAAAATAATTGTAACTTTTAAAATGAACGGTTCACCTCCTGGACGCGATATGATTCAGCCTCCATCACAAGCACCGCCTGCACCAGCTCGTCCAGCTCGGAGACGGCGACTCGATTACGATAATTATCTTCCAGTTGCAAATCTTGGACGCCAATTTGATGCACAAGAAAAATTAAAAAATGTAAAGGGTACTGATGATTGCGCTATTTGTCTCACTGCCCTGAATGAACGTCCACCCGTTTGTATGATTGTTCCTTGCGGACACGTTTTTCACTGTACGTGTATCAGAGGATGGATAACTGAAAATATAATATCCCGAGATGAACCCGAACCATCATGCCCGCTGTGCAGAACACCAATTCAGCGACTTATTGAAAATGTAAACCTTCCAGCATTTGGGAAAAGCCGGAACAGTCCCGTTTCGAAGGTATCGGGTGATATAAAATACCTAAATTCTCTGTAAATTTATTTAAGAAATCGTGCGTTAAAGAAGGAAAGCAGGACTTTCCTTCGTCGCCAATCGCAGATTGGCTTTTAAGTTTAACAAAGTTAAACGTCGCAGATTGGCTTTTAAGTTTAACAAAGTTAAACGTCGCAGATTGGCTTTTACGTTCAACAAAGTTAAATTTTATGATTAACCTTCCTAAAAATATAATGACTTATACAAAAATCTCTCGTCCGAATATTGTAAAAGTTATTAAAAAAAGACCATCGACAACTGGTGAAAGAAGTATTTGGTGTTCTCCCGAACACCGCGATAAAATGTATTCAAGCATGTTTAATGAAAAGCAATTTATTTATTCTTTTTTAACACACGAACCATCTATAAAATGTATGCAATTTCTAAATAAGTACAAACAAGTTAACGGACATTATCCTGACCTTCATGGAAAGCACATTAAACGTAAGGATGATAGTGGTGAACTTTATATTGGGTATGAAAATTTAAAAGATTTAAAAAAGAAATGTTTACTTAATGGGATTGGTTTAATTGGTATATCTGATTTTGGCTATGTTTACGTAGATACATTTTTGGGTCAAAAGAATGTTTTTAATTTAAATATTTCGGCTGTTGACCTTTTAGAGGAAGAAGTTTTAGACCGTTACGAACAAATTGAAAATTTTAATTACCTGTTGGATTTCTAGAATAAAATATATAATTTCTACATTTTTTAGAATCATTAAAATCTCCAAAACAGCAACTTTCATCAACTATTTTATAAGAATAACCAAGACTTGCAAGATAACCCATTATTTCTGGATTTTCTTTGTATAACATTTCTATTACTATGTACGGTTTGTATTTTTTAATTGTATTTTCTGAACCTTTTAGAACAGGTAGCTCCATACCTTCAACATCATAATGCAATACTTTAATTTTATGAGGTATACTTCCATTTGCTACCAATGAATCAAGAGTATAACTTTTTAATCCATCACCAGAACTTGAAGCGGTATATGTTGCGTTTGGTTTATTTATATCAACACCCGTGTAATTTTGTTCTGAGTCGCTCAGTAAAATATTAAATACCGTCAGATTATCTAATTTATTGTCTTTTTTAATTTTATTTATATAACCGTAATTGTATTTACTTGGCTCAACAGCATAAACAAAACTACTGGGAAATTCTTTTGCTAATATTAATGAAGTATCTCCAACATACGCACCTGCATCTATAACTGCGTCACCTGGTTCTATGAGACTATGAAGTTCTTTTTTCAATTTGTTTTCATGGAATGTATCTGAAATTGGAATTATGTATGAATTCATGTGAAAAATTGGTAACTTTAGTTTATTATATAAAAATGCACCTTCTGCTGGATAAATTGTAACAAAATGAGAAAGTATAATATAAAAAACAACAACCAAAGATATATAAGTAAACATATTGGATTTATTTTTAAAACACATTATAATAAGAACAAGATAAACCAAACCAATTAATTCAGCAAAAGAATTACATAAATCGTTTTTATTTGGGTTACATACATCATAACTATTATTAATTACAAAAAATATATGAGTTGTTATTTGAATAAGGAAAAGTATATTTACAATAAAGTTGTACTTTTCAAGTTTTGCTACTTTTAAAGACTGAATCATTGAAAAATAAAATAAAATCAAAAAAGGAAAAAATATAAATGTTTTTTTTAAATATTCAAAATCCATTTGTATAATAATTAAAAATATTTTAATTATCTTTAGAATTTTTAACTTCAATGAGCTCAGTGATGTATCTTAAATTAAATTTAATATCGTGTATATTGTTATCTATATCAGGTAATTTTTCATTAAGTACTACTAATTGTAAACTAATTATTCCAAGAAAAAGTGTATTAAAAATGCGAAGCATCATTTTAAAATACTGTAAATTCATTATATTTGTATTCTTTAAGCATTCTTGTTAAAATATTTTCAGCCAAAAAATAAAAAATATCTTCAATGTGATACCCCGAATTTTTAAAATTCATAAATTCATGGTATGCCGTTGTAAATGGATTCCGAGCATTTGAATAAAATCGTTCAAAGACGTATTCAAAGATTTCCGGGTCTTTGTAAATTGACTTCATTGTTTTAACAATATCCCCAATTGCCAAGAGATGTCTTGAAATTCTATAATTCTTTACGATAATATCCATCAATTCACTAAAAGACTCATAAACACGCTCTGCCATACATTTCTATTTAAAAATAAATTAATTTAAACAATTAAACAATTTATAAACAGAACCATGGAGACCGAAATCGGCCCTTTGGGGTATAGTATTACTTTAAAAACCATTCCAGCTCACTTTGTAGAAAATATTCGTTCTGAACTTACAGTAAAACCTTTGGAAAATCCAAATTTTAGTTTTGGTGAAAACACAGCTTACCCGGTTTATCGTATTTCCAAAAATAAAATTTATCTTCCACGTTTTTATGGAACTGAAAATTACAAAAAACCCAAAAAAGTAACTATCCCCGAACCCGAATCCATAAACCTCGAATTCAATGGAACACTCCGCGATATTCAACAACAAACAATAGATGCAACTTTAAAAGCTTATACCGAATACGGAGGTGGGCTTATTTCATTGGATACTGGTTTGGGTAAAACAGTTGTTGCATTGAAACTTGTAAGTTTAATGAAAGTAAAAACATTGATTATAGTCCATGCTGAATTTTTATTGGAACAGTGGAAAGCTCGTATAGAACAGTATCTACCTGGTGCTCGTATCGGTATCATTCGTCAAACTAAATGTGAAACTGAAAATGTGGATATTTCAATTGGAATGATTCAAACAATTATTAGCCGTGATTACCCGAAAGATTTTTTCAAAAGTTACGGTCAGACCGTGATTGACGAGTGCCATCACATCAGTTCTAAAACATTTTCGAGCATCTTTTACAAGGTCCAAACAAAGTACATGATCGGATTGTCTGCCACACCAGAGCGAAAAGATGGACTTTCTAAGGTTATTTATTGGTTCTTGGGACCACAAATTATAACAATTAAGCGCGAAACAAACAAACCAAGTATAAAATTTGTAATGAATGATTCTTCGGGGTACACAGAAAAATTTAATGTTTTGGGAAAGGTCAATAGTCCACAGATGATTACTGACCTTACCAAACAAGACAATCGTAATTTATTAATTATTAATTTAATTAAAGAACAATTAAAGTTTAATCGTAAAATCTTGGTACTTTCGGACCGCCGAGACCATTGTGAGTATTTCCATTTACAGCTACAAAATGAAAATATTAGTTCGGGTGTTTATCTAGGAGGTATGAAAACAAAAAACCGCGAAGAATCGGTAAATAGTTCAGTTATTTTGGGTACGTACCAAGCATCGGGTGAAGGGTTTGATGTTCCAGAATTAGATACACTTATTTTGGCAACACCTAAATCGGATGTCGAGCAGGCAGTTGGTCGTATTTTACGTCAAAAGAACAATAACGAGCCTATTGTTTTTGATATAGTCGATTCATTTAGTTTATTCAAAGGTCAATATTACAAACGTCGTAAATTTTATAAAATAAATGAATTTCTTTTAAAATAAAAATATTAAGGAAATGTATAAAAATGCTCGATTTTACAAAACTCTCTCTTATTGTTCTCGTATTTGTTCTTGTCTCACTTGATTTAACATATGGGGTAACATACTCTATCTTCGGTAAACTACTTGGTGCTTCTAGCCAAGTCGCTTATGGAACAGGAATGGCTTTAAGCAATTCTGGTTTCCTTCTTCACATAGTTGTGTTTGCTGTACTTATCGCTCTACTGATGGCTTATTATTAAATTTCTTTGAAATTAAAATAATGTTTCTTAATAAGAAACTTTTAAATGTCTCAGAGTTATAAACTTATATTTTTTTCGACTGTTTACACACTTTTGGTATTTATTTTAGTTTCACTTGACTCTACATACAGTATAACGCATACTATCTTTGGTGGCAATAAAGATTATGGAACAGGTATTTCATTTAAAAATAAAGGGTTTTACATACACATTGTCGTTTTTGCTTTATTAATTGCAATTCCTATGTTGATGTGTAAATCTGGTGAAATTTAATTTGTTTGTAAATAAACCAATTTAAAATTATACTAGAAATTATTAAGACAATTAATAAGCTAACCAAAATAACAATAAGATAAATATAATTTTTAACACGATTCCATAGTTTATCTTTATTAATTAATTTCGTTTCCATTAAAGTTAATATAAACGAATAAATTAAAATATCTTAAAAAGCGCGAAGAAATGGTTAAATTAATATTTAAACCCGATGGTAAAACAGACAACGTAGTTGAAAGCAAAACATCTAAAAAACAAGAACTCAATTTAAATCCATTCAAATTTAACGAATCCCCCGATTTTGAAGTAACTGAAACAAAACCAGAAGGACCATTTGCAAATTGTGTAAAGGACCTTGTTGGTTTGGAAAATTGCGCGTATGTCCTTAATGATTGGTATCTTAACAAAAGTGATAAATTATTATTAATCATAGGACCAGTTGGTTGTGGTAAAACAAGTTTAGTTGAATTTTATTGTAAGGAAAATTCAATTCAACTTTATACAGTTAAAACAACTGAAACAATAAAAACAAAAAAAGAGCTTTTACGAGACATAATTACGTTTTCAGTTTATTCTTCCACCAGTTTTTTTATTAAAAAAGGAAATGGTAAAAAATTAATACTTATTGATGAATATCAAAATGGTCCAAATGATTTATTAAGTATAACAGATATTAACAATTTATCGAGTGGTGATTTAAAAGAATTAAGTACAGTTTATGATGTAAAAGGTGGCATAGTTCTTCCTCCTATACTTATTATAAGTGGTGATTCTAAGGGTACAAAATTAAGTGACCTTAAAAAAACCCATGAAGTTTATTATATAAATGAAATTCCAAATTATATTTTAAAACCATGGATAACAAAAATTTCAAAAAATTCTCCAGAAATATTAAATGAAATTCTTAAGAAATGTAAAAGCGACAAACGGCTTATTCTCCATACCCTGGAATTCTTAAAAAATACTGGAACAAATAATATTATTTCTTTTATTGAAAATTTTTATATAGATGTCGACGTTAATATTTTTGATTTTATAAATTTGTTATTTGACAATTCTGAACTAAGCTTAGATGAAATATTTAAAGTATACGATACCGATGGATTTTTATTAAGTAATCTTGTCTATGAAAACTATCTCGATTACAATCAAGATATCCATGCAGTTGCAAATTCATCGGAAGCTATAAGTTTTGGAGAAACTATTTTTTCAGATACGTACGAATCAACAAAATCATTTATACCAGACGCACATTGTTTAAATGCAATGTGTATTCCACGGTATCATTCAAAAGATGACCGTCCGAATAAAAACGTAAGGTCAAGTTGTTTAAATAACCGATTCAATATATTCTTAAATAACAAAAAAACATTTAAAAAGATTTCAGAATCAAATTCACTCGATATATATGATATATTTATTCTAAAAAAGTTTGTAAACCAATCTTTAATTAAAACTAAGATATTATCACCAACACAAGAGCTTTTTATTAAAAATATAATTGGGTCTTTGAATGGAAATGGTATGGAAAAAATGGAATTTATTTATAAACATTTTAGTGAATTCGATGGAAAGGATTCAAAAACTAAGAATTTTACATTAAAATTTAAAGAAAAGATAAATAAATTAATAAATTAATCTATAAATGAATAATAGTATTCCCGAATCAAGAAGACTTTCATTCGAGCAAGTAACATTTCAAATTAATTTCCATACATTACAACTCGAACGCGATGCATTTGAACTGGAAATGTACGATTACCTCGTAAATCCATTTTTAGGTATTCCAGATTCATTTTGGGAACCTATCAACGTTTCTTTTGAAAATGTTAATGAACTCGAAGACATCATAAAAGAAGATACTTGCTATATTTGTAGCGAAACACATCTCAACTTTAAAAAAGTGAACTGTTGCAATCAAGAAATATGTAATGGGTGTTGTTATAAATGGTTTAAAACTTCCGTAAAATGCCCGTATTGTTATCAAGACCTTAGAGAATTTAATTTAAAGAATCCAACTAAGTTAAATTTAAATGAGTCTTAATGGTAGACATAGTTGGCCTATTCGGCCGTATGAGCCATTAAATCAACAAAGTTTATTTTCATTAAATGACAACAGACTCAATCGTAATTTTGAAGAACTTATCACAGAACGTGGTGAGGAAGTAAGTTCAGCACCTCCACCTCCTCAAAAAAGTATGTTTGCCGATGTTTTTGAAAATATACGTGAAAAAATATTTATAATGAATGAATCGGATGACATGGAGATTACCGAATCCGATAAAGTTTCCTTTCAAGAAAAATACAAAACCCAAGAAGTTCAAAGCACAATTCAAAAAGTAAAAGAACAAATATCTCAACTTTATGTCAAAAAAATAGAATACAGCATTATGATACAGGAACGTCGTCGCCAATACGCTTCGTTTTGCGAACACATTACAAATTCAATAACTTCAATTGAAAATTTACAACTTGCTGAACTTCGCCCAGAAGACATTCAATTAAAAACAATACTTCTTAATCGTGTTAATACCTATTACGAAGACCTTGAAATAGACCACCTGATTGATTGTGAATACAAAATTAAAACAGAATTCGAATTTCTTAAAAAAACACTCATTGGACTTTCAAGTGTTAGTTTAACAATGTGTACTATTTGTATGGAAAAACAAATTGAATGGTTTGTTGATCCATGCGGACATACGCTTTGCGATGATTGTAAATCAAAAACTGAAAAATTAAAAACATGCCATTATTGCAGAACTCAAAAAACAAAATTTAGTAGACTTTACCTTTAATTAATTTAAAGAAAATTGCTTACTTTAAGTAAAAATGGCAAATCGTGTCGAACAACTCAAGGATATTCAAAAGAATGCTCTTGAGCTTTTTGAAAGAAAAAATGCAGATTATGGAGATGCCTTTGCAAAGTACGGTTTGGTAGGTGTACTCATGCGTATTGAAGATAAAATTCAACGCTGTTTGAGTATTACTAAATCAGGTATTCAGCTTGTCAACGATGAAGCTCTGGAAGATACTCTTTTGGACCTTCACAATTATGCGGCTATGGGTTTAATGCTTAAAAGGGAAACTCCTCAATTTTTTTAAAAGGAATGGCGTTGCCATTCCGACGCAACACCGCTTGCGCTTTTTGCTTTTAAAATTTCACTTTGATAGGTAAAGATTTAGCAAAACGATATTCCATAGCAACATGTAGAAGACTCTTGGCAATTTCCTCAACAACTGGAAAATCTTGGTCTTCGATGTATAAACTTGGTACAAATTCTACTTCATTTACAAAAAATGTATACGGAACTCCTTCTAAACCAGAACCAATATCGATTCGTGTTAGAATTGGGCTTTTGAGGTTTCCGGGTAAATTAAATTTTGGAAGCGTTTCCATGACTTTTTTAGAAAAACGCATAATGTAATTCCATTGGTCCGATGGAACTTTAAAATTACCCCCTTCTTGTACTGGTGTATCAACTATTCTGTCAGTTGTTACCACAGTGTAAGCATAAATACCATCTATAAAATATGTACGAAATTCCGGATTGGATTTATCAAATCCCGGTATATATTCTTGGATAACAATGGATTTGTATTTTGGAATATTCTTGGAGAGATACTTTTTGATACGACCTTTTTGGCAATCAATTGCATCTCCACATCCACCAGAATCGCAATTGTCTTCGCATTCTTCCTTTGGTTTGGTAACAAATTTGGCAAAATCTTTGGATTCCTGACCGTAAACAGGCTTTGCAATAACAGCAGTCCATTTATTGGACTTTATTTTATTAATAAGTTTATCAACATAAGCATCTGAATCACGTTTTAGCCATTTCTTTTTACTAATACAGTGAGTTGGGGCAACAGGTATTTTCTTTTCAGCAAGGTACTTGTAATACGCACATTTATTATTTATAAATTTTTGGTAAACATATGGAGGATACACGTTATCTGCATTTTTTAATGCATGTTTATATGTTTCAAATTGTTTACCTTTACTGAGATGAAAACATTCAAGAAGGTCATAAATAATTACAAAAACGATGTCATTTTTACGAAATCGTTCAAGGGAAATCTCATCGGGGGTAATATAATCAACGGTTATTTTGATTTCTTCATTTTTGGGAAGATTTTCTAGAAAAACGCCAATTGCAACGTCAGCCGGAACGCATCGTTTATTCTTTTTCGTAATAGTAAGGGAGTTATACGACTTTTCATTTGCTATTTTTAGCCATGGATGTTCTTTAACGCAGTAAAGTTCATCCTTTTTCATTTCAGCTTTTTTATAATTAAGAACTATGCCTATTTTTAATTCCAACGCGGACATATAAATATTCTTTGTTTTAACAGTTATTTTTTTTAATTTGTTTAAATAATTAAATTAATAAACTTTTTAAAATTAAAGTGTTTATGGATAAAATAAGTTGCATTATTATTTTGAGAGCATTATTTGTATTTAGTTTAATTGAAAAAGGGTGGTCTATTCGAAAATGTAAAGAAAACAGTACATTTGAAATATTCAAAAGTGTTAAAAAAGAAGTTATTTAACTTAAAAAATTAATAATAGTAATAGTAAAACGTCATGGGAGGTGGTTTAGTACAACTTGCTGCTTATGGGTCTCAAGATGTTTATCTTACTACGAATCCACAAATTACATTTTTTAAAGCTGTGTACCAACGCACTACTAATTTTGCAATGGAATCCATAATACAACTTATTGACGGAAATATCAATTTTGGTGGAAATATAACAGTCGTTGTTGCAAGAAATGGAGACCTTCTAGGAAATATTGTACTACAAGTAAGTCTACCTGACCCAAAGTTATATATAAATCCAGTTAATGGAGCAACTTTACCAATAACTGGATACGATTATTTTGGATACATCCAGGGAGTTGGAAATTATCTTGTAAATTACGTATCAGTTGAAATAGGAGCACAACAAATTGACGAACAATACGGGCAATGGCTGGATATATGGTCTGAATTAAGTCTCAATGCTTCACAGGTACCAGGATATTCACAGATGGTTGGTAAAAATTACAATCAAGCAGGGTGGCAGCCATATGATGTTTCAACTGAACCAGGTTCACGACTATTTGTACCTTTGCAATTTTGGTTCTGTCGTAATCCTGGTTTGGCAATACCTCTTATTGCTTTACAGTATCATGAAATACGTCTTAAGATAACATTTGCAAAATTTGAAAATTTAGTTGTTGCTGTCACTGGAGGAAACTACCAGGAAGTTACACTTAATGGAATAACACCAACATTTAATTCTTTTCAGATGTTTAATACATATTATTATCTTGACACCGTTGAACGTAGAAAGTTCGCCCAAAACCCACATGAATACCTTGTAGAACAGATACAATCACAAACAGGTAACGTTCAAAGTATAACGGGAGAAAATCTTATACGACTTAATTTAAATCATCCAACAAAGGAATTAATTTGGGTATTTAATAGGAATGGAACAAATGCTCCACAAAATGATTTTTCTGTAGGAAATGAAATTATTCCCAATGGAACGGCAAAACAATTTGCACCACTTTATAATTTTAAACTTAATATTAATGGAACCGAACGTTTTAAGGAACGACCAGGTGAATATTTCCGATTACAACAATGCTACGACCACCACACGCGTATTCCAGGAAATTATATTTACGTATACTCTTTTGCACTTCGTCCGGAAGAACATCAACCATCGGGTACATGCAATTTTTCACGAATAGATACGTCGCAACTTGAATTTTTTCTAAGGAACACCAGTTCTTCGCCCGGAAATATTGACGGTACGCCCCAAGAAAATTATGCTGAACTTCCAAGTTATACACTTTATGCTCCATGTTACAATATTCTCCGCATTATGGGAGGTATGGGAGGACTATCATTTTCAAATTAAAATAACAGTTAAAATAAAACGTTTATGGAAACGTATCACACCGGAAAAACAATTGACGGTAAAAATCTTTACATTTCGAGTTTAAATTTAAATGGTAAATTGGTAATGCATCTCGATACTTTATTTGGTGAAGAACTTCAACAAAAAATCAATAAACTTGGTACAGGTTCTGTTTATGGATATCTTCGTATTTTAATTTCAAGTGCCTTGGCAAATTGTGATGTTTATCTTGATTATTTTGAAGTTAAAATTAAAGGAATGGGAAAATTTATGCTGTGTATGGCAATTTCTATTTTAATTCACAATAAATTATCTTTTGACAAAGTGTGTCTCCATGTTGTGAGTTTACGAAAAGACCCAGAACTTGAAGAACGATTAAAATTATTAAGCGCGGAAGAACTTGTCGAGTACATCTTTCAATTTAATAGAATCCATGACTACCAAGAAACAATAAATTTTGAAAATTCAGATTTAAATAACGAACCAACAAAAGAAATAATGATAAAAAATGTAAGTTTAAATTTTCTTAGGAACGCACTTATTGAAAATTTATCAAGGGACCCTACAAAATTAAAAGAATATTACCGTAGTTATGGATTTAGAGAAAAAGAATATACTTACCAAGGAATTTTTATGGAGGCCGAATTAGCTGACATTTTAAAAAATTGTAAAGAATTAAATTAATTCAATTAAAAAAATTGAATAAAATTATTTTATTTTTTTTCGGAATTTCCCAGAAAAATAAAATAATTATTAAGAGTACACTACTCACACTAACTACTAAAAATGGGAGGAGGACTTATGCAGCTCGTTGCCTACGGCGCCCAGGACATCTACCTTACAGGTCAGCCCCAGATTACTTTCTTCAAGTCCGTTTACCGGCGCCACACCAACTTCGCCGTTGAGTCCATTCAGCAGACCATCAACGGTGCCGTTAACCCCGGCTCCCGCGTAAGCGTCACCATCAGCCGCAACGGAGATCTTCTCAAGAACCTCTGGGCCCAGTACAATCCCAGCCTTCTCGTTGCCGCAACTGGCTCTACCGATCTTGCCTCCGATCTTTCCCACGCTCTTTTCCAGACCCTCGAACTCGAAATCGGAGGTCAGCTCATTGACCGCCAGTACGGTCTCTGGCTCAGCGTGTGGCGCGATCTCTCCGAGTGCAACCCCAGCGGTGAGCAGGGTGAACTTGGCATTGGAGGTGCTGAGCCAGGACTCAACAACCCCACCAGTGTTCCATCCACCAAGTACCAGCGGATGTCCTACACTCACCAGGGTTTCAGCGCAACAAACACTCTTCTTGCACCCACAGAAGCTTACATTCCCATGCGCTTCTGGTTCTGCCGCAACCCCGGTCTTGCCATCCCCCTCATTGCCCTCCAGTACCACGAAGTCAAGTTCAACATCCAGTTCGCGCTTGCCACAAGCTACATCTACCTCGCCAGCGGTACCCCCAACCCCAACCTTCAGTCCGCACAGTTCGCCGTGTATGCCGACTACGTTTACCTCGACACAACCGAGCGTCGCCAGTTCGCCCAGAACGCCCACGAGTACCTCATCGACCAGCTCCAGTACCAGCAGGAGTCCCCCTCTGGAAACACCTCCAACGCCACCATCCGCCTCAACTTCAACCACCCCGTTAAGGAACTCATCTGGGTCGGAACACCAGCTTCCACACTCAGCTCCAACAGCTCCACCGACATCACATCCGGAGGTGCCACACCCACTGCCATCACCACCGTGTCTGGATCTGTTTCCAACATGCTTAACAAGATTATCCTCAACGGTACCGATCGGTTCACCCCCCGGAATCTTAAGTACTTCACCCGCAACCAGATCTGGGACAACCACACTGGTTTCGGTGCCACAGGTGTTGCCGATTCCATTGCCGTTTACAGCTTTGCCCTCCGCCCCGAGGAGCACCAGCCCAGCGGCACATGCAACTTCTCCCGTATCGACACCGCTCAGCTGTGGTTCAGCAATACCAGCACCACAACAGAGTACATTAACCCAATCACCATCTTCGCAGTTAACTACAACGTTCTCCGCATTATGTCCGGTATGGGAGGTCTCGCATACAGCAATTAAAAGTAGCAACGCTGCTTTTAATGCATCGCATCTTGCGATGCTTTTAGCAATTAAACATTTATTTTGTTGTTTGTTGTATTTTCAAATCATCAGTAACCTTTTTGTAAATATCAAGGAAAATGGGAACTACCAAAAATCCCTTGTATTCGTTTAGTGAACGAAAACAAAAACGTTTTAAAAATGATTTTATGGCAAAGGCCATGAAAAATTTAAAAGACAAATTGGTTAAACATAAAAACATTCTAATTTAAAAAAAAAGTTAAATTAAAATATTTTTTACTTTTATAAAAATGGCAAGCTCAAGTGTAGGGACACTAATTGACAAATCACTTGGTACTAATGGTGTTGATGCAAAAAAACTATATATTTCAGCACTAACAACTTATCCAGCTGCAGTAAACTACTTTTTAACAAATTTACAAACTCCACCACCACCAGACACAAAAAAAAAGAATGTTCCTAGTTTTTTAGACTTAAATCTTAAGAATATTTCAAGCATTATTGCCAGAAATAATACAATAAATGGTTCTCCTTTACCTAAGGACACAAAAGAAAAAGCTGCATTATCAGGCGCCATAGGTCAAATATTAACATCTATTTCTATTGTTAATAACAATGTTATAAACAAAGATATTGTAAACAACGCACTTCCTGAATACAACGCATGGATAGCAAATCAAAGTATTTCTATGTTTACAAATGTTTCAAAGTTTGGCGCAATGGGTGATTCAATGAACTGGTATATGATAATTCTTGTTGTCCTAATTGTTCTAGCAGCGTATTATTATTTTAATAAGAAGAGTACACCAAAATTTACCATTCCCCAACAGATAGCGCAGTTTGGTCGGACAATTCGCGCAATTCGGAGAATTTAAAGAAAAATAAAATATTAAGTGTAATTAAATGAGTTTAGTAGACTCGCTTAATACCACTTTTAATCAAACTTTTTTTAATAAATACAATACCGTTGTTTCAGAAATACTAAGTAAACTACCTAACCAAACTTTACCAAAAACTACATTTGAATCACAAAGTCTAGTTATTAGTTCAAATATTATAAACTCCCAAAAAAATATTACAGAAACAGATAAACAAATATTAAATATAAGTACACCAGCATTAATAAATATAATTGCATCAAATTCAACAGACAATGAAGGAAATATAACTAATTTACAAAATACTATAAATGCTGTAAATTCTTGGGTTAATAATGTTCCTGCTTCTCGTTCAAATTTTGGTTCTGATAAAAAATTAGAAAAACCTTGTATGTGTTGGCTATGGATAACTATTATTATAGTACTTATCTTAGTTTTAATTTATTTTTATTTTAGAAAAATGTAAAAAATGAACGGATATCTCTGTTCTTTTCTTGTTTACGCTTTGCATCGCCGATTGCTAATTTTTCACGCTGTTTGGCCTTTATCAACGATGGCCGATTAAACATTTCTTCACACTTCAATTCACCCAAAAGAATATCAAAAATTGTTTTGAGTGGATTTTTTAATTGATGGTCCAAATAATAAAGACTATCTATAGGTACATTGTTTTCCATTACATATTGCGGGTCCTCCGTCTTTTTCCATGAAAGCGCTTTGGGGTCTCCGATAAAAATACTTAAAGAATAAGTTTATTTAAAAAATAAAAATGGTAAATAAATGTATTCATAATAAACAAAAAAGATATTGTAAAGAATGTGGAGGTTCTGGATTATGCGAGCACAATAGACAAAAATGGCAGTGTATTGATTGCGGAACTTTATGTTTATGTGAACATGGTAAAAGAATAAAATATTGTAAAGATTGTGACGGTTCTTTATTATGTATACATTTCAGAGAAAAAAAATCTTGTAAAGAATGCCATGGTACATGCATATGCGAACATAATAAATTAAGACATCGTTGTAAAGATTGTAAAGGTTCTGCTATATGTATTCATAATAAATTAAAATATAGCTGTAAGGAATGTAAAGGTTCTGCTATATGTATTCATAATAAAAAAAAAGATAGTTGTAATGGTTGTAAAGGTTCTGCTATATGTAAACATAACATAAATAAAAGATATTGTAAAGAATGCGATGGTTCTGGTTATTGTATACATAATAAAATTAAAACATATTGTAAAATTTGTGGAGGTAGTTGTTTATGTAAATCAAGTTGGTGTGAAACACGATCAACAAAAAAATACGAACACTTTTGTTTATTTTGTTTTATTCATTTGTTCCCAGAAAAAGAAATTTCAAGAAATTATAAAACAAAAGAAAAAGTGATAAGTAATTATATAACCACTAATATATCAGAATATTCATTTACTTTAGATAAAAGAATAAATGATGGATGTTCTTTAAAAAGACCTGATGTGTTTTTAGATCTGGGAACTCATTGTATTATAATTGAAATTGATGAAAATCAACATACTTTTTATAATACAACTTGTGAAAATAAAAGAATTATGGAATTATCAAAAGATGTTAATTTTAGAAATATAATTTTTATTAGGTTTAACCCAGATGGTTATAAAAAAGATGATAAAAAAATTACAAGTTGTTGGAGTGTAAATAAAAATAATATTTATATAATTAAAAAAAGTAAAATTACTGAATGGAATGATAGATTAAAACTACTTGTTCAAACTATTAAATATCATATTGAAAATACACCAGAAAAACTTATAACTATTATTGAATTATATTATGATTCTTAGCTTATTTATTTTAAAAAAAGAATGTACGAATATCTTTATTATTATTTTTAATACGATACTCATCCCCTTTTATTTTTGCATCAATTCTTTTTTGTATTTCTATTTGTTCTTTTTCTTCTTTTTTTGCTTTAATATAAGATTTACGATTATATATCATTTCTTTACACTTTAATTCACCCAAAAGAATATCAAAAATTGTTTTGAGTGGGTTTTTTAATTGATGGTCCAAATAATAAAGAGTATCTATAGGTATATTATTTTCTATAACATATTGCGGGTCTTCTGTCTTTTTCCATGAAAGTGCATTTGGGTTTTTTATATTAATATACACAAACGGAACACGGTCTCCTGGCTTTGGTGCACTGTTCGGGTCTCTAGATATCATCTTTTCTACCAATGCTACGTGAGCCATACACGGTACTTCTTCGATTGTTTCATATTCACCCGTTTTTACTTTGTTTTCTTTTATTTCTTTGGTATGCATCCATATGTAAGGCCCGTTGGTGTCCGGACGACCATCGGGTAAACGCTGAGAGTACTTCTTTTGAAATCCCTTGTATTCGTTTTTCAACGTTTTGGAAAGTATCAATTTTTTTATGGGAACTTCTCCATTCAACAAACGGTCTATGTGGATTTCTGCTTGTTCTTTACCTTTTGCAAGATTGTTTTCAAACATTATCGGTGTTAAAACTGCATCAAGTGTTTCTTTAACGTAGGGACAATTATCACGACGAACCAATTCAACTCCTTTGGCTTCTATTTCTCCATTATGTTTCTGGGGGTCAGTCCATTCAAGATACATATATCGCTTCTTGGCAACCAATATCAATGGATACATAAACTTTTCAAATTCCAGCTCAATTGGTTTTTTGAACGTTTCTGAAATTTTTTTGGCTGCATTCTCGGCAACCTTGAAAAGCGTTGTGAGAGTTCCATCGGAATCTACAGGCTCTGGAAAAATAACATAACAAGAATCCGTGTTTTTAACTATCATTTGTCCTATACCTGCTTGGAATGTTCCATCTGCAGTTTCAAGGTCATAAACATAATCATTACATGTTCCTAAATTTATAATAGATTTTATATGTTTAGAATTGTTCCAATTAGTTTTTACATTGAATTTTATAACATATTCACCGAGAGTATTACTTCTAATACAAACACCATATCCACTTCTTCTACCCAATAAATAATACCAACTTGCTTCAATTTTTGATGTAGTTCCCAAAGGTCTGTCAAATGATATATCTAATTCCGTTCCATACTGCTCTATATTATTAAAAAAAGCTGGGTATGTATGAAAAAGTTCAGTTCCAATAATAGTATCGGATGGTTTTACTTGTTCTAAATTAGCATCAAGTAAAGAATGGTCTTCAGTAACATCAACTAACCCAGTATCTGTCATTACTCGATACATCTGTTTTTCACAACGATGTCTAATCGTTCTTTTTAATGGAGACCACCCAGATGCAGTCCATACTTCTAATTGTGTAGAAGGTTCACTTTGTTCTTTTTCATAAAGACCCTTTTCTCCAGCTTTAAATTGTGGAAATGGTTTCTTATTAAAAATGTTAAATAAATTTTGAATTTCTATAATATCGATTTTTCCATTTTTGCGAATTAAAACAGGAGTATCACCTGTAACACTATCCCCGTACACTATCTCACATTGAAACATATTCTTTGCATGATATTGCGTTTGTTCTATCATTAATCGACCACAACCAGTAACACTTTGAGATATTTCCAAACAAGGAAGCGCACCAACCGTTGCACCTGTAAATCCATAAATCGAGTTCATGGAAACTTTGATTGCTAATTGTTTTGCATTGAGAACCGTTTTGACAAATGGATCGGTTGCTGCATTCATTTCCTTCTTGGTTACTTTGCGATTTTTCCATAACGATTGAAGAATACCTGAAAGTACTCCTGGTTGGTTCTGTACGAAACTTACCGAAAGCTCATCATTGCACTTGATTGTAGAGTATTCAACTCCAGAAATATTCATATAACGTTGGTCCAATACAACTGTGGAATAACACATATTGTGAGCTATCATAATCGAAGGATACAGACTTGCAAAATCTAACCCACATACAGGACGAGTGTAGTGGCCGATATGGGCTTCCAACACAGTTGCACCTTGGAATTTTCCTTCGGATTCAACTTTTGGCAATACGGGAATAAGATACCCAGCTTTACGAGTTTCATATGCAATTTGGCTAAACACCTTTATGGATTGGCCCCGAGTGATAAGATATTCTAAGGGAACTCGGGTAACTTTAGCCATTTCGACATGATTCGGAAGAACTGCAAACTTTTCAAATAATAATAAACACAAATTGGTATCTTGTACGCAATACTTTCCAACAATAGTTCGCTTTTCACGAGTACCCAGTGTGCGGTCCCAAGCTTCAAAGATTTCTTTGGGCGATACGTCGTCTTTTCCTTCACCCACAAAGTGTTCACCAACATAATTGAGTTTGTAGCTTTCCAGTTTGAAATCCTTTTTGATAACTTGAAGAAGGTCAATATGCGTCCGTCCATAAATTTTAGTCATTTTCCAATCATTAAATCCAGATTGCTGATTGTTAAGAACTTTCTTTTCAATTTCCGTTCTTTTGGAAATTAACTTCGATTGATAATTAAAAAGGTCTTCGATTTCCAAAACTTTGGCACGCTCAAATAAAAATCCATTGTCAAACCCGAATATATTGTATCCAACAATAACATCCGGATCGGTATCATTAATAAAGTTTTTATAAGCACATAACATCTTTTTTTCAGAAGCATATTGCATGACAATGGTATCTTCTACAGAATCACAAGTACCCAAATTGAAAAGATACTTCGTTGTCTTTTTAGAAACGGTATCTTTTAAAATAGCACAAATTTGAGTAACTCGGTCATTTTTCTTAAGAGCGTTGGGAAATGAACCGTCTTCGCTGCAAGCTTCAATATCAAAATAAAGAATTCTTACGTCACTAATTTTATTCGCAAATTCATTTTGGTTCCATGGATTTACCTTTTTCCAGTTGCATTCAAAATAACTTTCTGATTCATCGAGTTGGTAATCACCTTGATTAATCTTTACCCATCCACATGTAAGAATATCGCGAAGGTGGGTAAACCGAAGAATGGGGTCGATATTGGATTCATACATTGGAAAACAGAATTCCTTTCCACCAATTTGATAACTTTTCTTTTCAAGTTGGTACTTTGCACCACGCATGCCCTTGGAACTGTAAAATGAAAGTTTCAAAAATTTACGAATCTTGTTATTTTCAAATCCGTAGTAACGTTTACGTTCTAAGAACTCAATTGACTTTATACTTCTATTATTGAGTGCTTCTTTAACACTCCAAATACAACTTGAATTCCAAGTTATAGGAACTTCAATAAAAAAGAACGGGTGAAAATCATTAATACAAACTGTTACGGGAATTCCAGTATCACTTACACCAAATACATAAATTTTATAAACTGGGTAACCAGTATCGGGGTCTTCAAAATCATCACAGTACCAATCAAGTGTCTGGAAAATAAGGTCTTTGTCAAAGGTCAAGTCTTTGATACGCGCTTCCCAGCTCATCTTTGTTTAAAAGCAAATCGCGACGCAAGTTCCTTTTTATTATTAATCGCACGAATTTTTAAGCAAATTAAATTATTGGAAGAAAATAAACAAAGCACGATGTTTTATAAAAACATGCGTTATTTAGAAAAACCATTAATTGTATTAGTAAGTATAATTGGTGTTGTTATGTTTTATAAATACTTTTACGATGGAACAGAATATACCAGAAGTAATCTTGACAATAAACTTTACAGAGTTCGTTCTGCAACAGGACAACAAGAAAAAGCGGATCTTTTGGCATTAATGAATCTAAAATTAAATGTGATAGTTGATAGTTTTAAAAATGCAAATTATAATTCAAATGTAAGTATTCAGCGTTTAATTAAAAATTGGAACAAAGGAGTAACTATTAAGGAAATAGGAAAAATGGAATCAGATGCCGCGTATGTAATAAATAAGCAGTATATGTCATTTTGTTTACCTGAAAATACATCAAAAACGTTAGATAATACGAATTTAATGACTTATGTAGGAATTCATGAATTGGCGCACATTATGTCAAATGAAACGGGGCATGGAGATGAGTTTATTAAGAATTTTGAATTTCTATTAAATCATGCTAAAACGCTTAATTACACTGACCCTATTATGAATAAAGAAGTACCTGTATATATTCAATTAAATAAATTAAATACAGCCGATAATTATTGTGGCGTTCCGTTGGTAAATTCAATTAATTAAAATATTTCTTTTAAAAAAAATAAAGTTTATAATTATAAATGGCATTATTCTCATTTGGTAAAAAACGCCGCGTTCATCGGAAAAAATCCGGAAAGGGACGCAAGCCACCTGCAGCACTCCTTAAAAAGTGCCGCAAACACCACATCAAGACAACTATGAAAAAGGGAGGTAAGCGTGTTTACCGCAAGGTAAGTACTCTTAAGAAACTCCTTGCACGGAAAATGCGTAAAATGGGACGCAAAGTCCACCGAAAAAGTTCTTTCGGCCGTCGCCGGAGAAGTTCACGGTTTGGAGAGTCGTTAGAACAAGTAAAAACTCGTTTAGGAGATGCGATGTTTAAAATGAACCCAATTACTTGCCCGGATAAATATTCGCTTAATACATTTCAAGGTAATAATAGTACTTATGGAATATGTAGTGATGGGTCTAAAGTTCCCAAGTATTCACCACCTCTCATTGGAAAGGGGACATTTAAAGATAGTTTGAAATTTGGCCGTCGTCGCCGGTCAACTCGTCGGTCACGGTTTGGTAATGGGGGAGTTGTAGGATTCCAGTTTGATAACCCAGCAAACTATGGATTCGACCAAAAAGTTCAGCAGTATCCATCCGTTCTTTCACAGTCAAATACCGTTGTAAACGAGCAGATGAATCTTTCTCGCCCAGAGGGAATGGTTCTCAGCTCCAGTGACCTTCCAGTTTATGGAGTTTACCGCAATTTCTTCGGTCAAGATGTTCCCACCCAGATTCCACCCAATTGGGACTGTATGGGACAGCCTGATGGAACTTGCATGCCCGTTGGTGTCCCGTTCCAGTCTTACAAGACCCCAGTTTCTTTCGGAAAAAAGAAGCGAAGCCGCCGGTATAATGTCTCCGGTTCTGGTTGCAATGGACTCCGGAAGCGGGTGTGTATGTCAAACCCCAACTGCAGCTACACCAAGCGCGGGTGCCGTCGGCGGAAGGGAACTGCGACTAAGGGAGTTGTCTATGAGGGACCATCCCTTCAGTTTGGTCGTCGCCGCCCACGACGCCGGTACAACGTCCCAGGCTCACCTTGCAATAAGCTCCGGAAGCGGGTGTGCCGTTCAAACCCCAACTGCAGCTACACCAAGCGCGGATGCCGTCGCCGGAAGGGAACCCGTAAAGGACTGATGTACGAGGGACCATCCCTTATGTTTGGAAAAAAGAAGCGAAGCCGCCGGTACAATGTTCCAGGAAGTTCTTGCAATAAGCTCCGGAAGCGGGTATGTAAGTCAAACCCCAACTGCAGCTACACCAAGCGCGGATGCCGTCGCCGGAAGGGAACCCGTGGAGGACTGGTCTACGAAGGACCATCCCTTTTTAATGGTGAATACGTTGCACCCTCAGCGGCAGATGTAGCAGCAGCAGAAGCAGCCGAACTAATGTTTGGTCGTCGTCGCCGGCGCGGAGTTCGCCGGGTTTAAAAGTCTAACTTTTTAAGTTCGGCAATAACGAGTGGGTTCAATTTTTTGGGGTAAATTACATTAAAAACTAAAATTAAATTAAGGTTACCGGTAATTTGGTAGCCATCGTTTGATTTTACAATACCGTTTACAAGGATAACGTGTTCGTCTCCATATGGGTCTTTAAATATTTTTTGAAATCCCGTTAATGATTCTTTTAAAGAAATATTGTAATTGCAGTACAGTTTGTTGTCTTTAACAAAATAGGGTTCTTCTATACTTAATTTTATTAATCCGACCAAAGGATTGAATATTTCAAATGAATTTATATTGGGTGCAATATGGATTGTTATATTTTTATCGACAAATCCATTTTCACAAGATTCACATGATTGTGTAAAACCTTCACCAACACAGTGCATACAAGGACCAAGCGGCATAAAATTAATAATTGTAGGAGGAGGTATATTAAATCCAGAACCACCACAATAATTACAAATGTTTTGCTCGCACGAACAACGTTCTTTTACACTAACAGTTCTTGATGTTCCTGTAAGATATTCTTTAGCTGATAAACTAATAAAAATGTCTTTTTGGAGTGAACGTTTTGGTTGTTTTTGTGGGATAGGAGGCATTTGAAAATTTACTGTAAAATTTTTAAATATAGTTGAAAAAAGGTCATCAACTTTTTGGTAATTAACTGGGTCTGGCTGTGGTTTTGAAAGAAACTCATATGCTTGGTTTAATTGCGAAAATTTTTCATTTGCATCGGGTTCTTTGTTTTTATCGGGATGGTATTTTATTGCCAAACTTCGGTATTTCTTTTTTAATTCTTCTTCGGTATAATTTTGGGGTAATTCCAAAATTGACTTCGCTTTTGATAAATCCATAAAATTAAGAATTACTTCTTTACTTTATAGGCTTATTAATTATTTATGTTTTAACCGAATTTTTAACGGCGGCGACGGTGAACCTTTGTTTTGCGATGTGTTTTGCGAACTGACTTCTTCATTCTGCGAAGTTTGCGTGCAATCTGCTTCTTAAGAGAACTGAGGCTTTTGCATACCCGGCGGCTTCCGACCTTCTTTGTGGTCTTAATCTTTAATCTCCGGCACATCTTGCGAATTTTAGCTGGGAGTTTCTTGCTTTTGCATCCCTTACGGCGGTGTACCTTGCGCTTCTTGCCAAATGCAAGGGATGGTCCTTCATATACAACTCCCTTAGTGGCAGTTCCAGAGCGCCGACGGCACCCGCGCTTGGTGTAGCTGCAGTTCGGGTTTGACTTACATACTCGTTTCCGGAGTCGATTGCAACCAGAACCAGTAACGTTGTAACGTTTTTTCTTTCCGAAACCTGCAAAACGGCGACGACGTCCAAACATCAGCTCGGCAGCTTCGGCTGCTGCTACACTTGCTGGGGTAACGGATCCAGAAGGCCCCATTGGTCCGTAATAGATTTCATTAACGCCTTCTGTTCCCCGGCGAGCCTGGCACTTCTTGTTACCAACCCACTGGCAATTGGGGTTGTATCCACAGTTACGTTCACTGAGACCCTTGCATGCCTCGGTAAGTGATTCACGTACAGCAGAGGGGATCATTGGTGCAACTGCGACTGGTACCGGTGGTGGTGTCATTGATGCAAGTGCTGGGCTTGTTGCCATAACATAGCTCATGTACTTTCCAACGGTACTTGCGTAAAGCTGAGTAACTGCGTTGGGGCGTTTCTGGCACCGGTTATTGGCACCACCAGACCAGTTGCATGGGTACAGACCACCTTCAGTGTAATTGAGGCAAGTGCGAATGTCCTGGACCATATTACCAGTGCGGGGAAGTGTGCTGCACTTGCTTGAACCAAATCCATAACGACGACGCCGACGACCGAATTCAACAACACCCCGTGCCTTAAGGCGCTGGGCCAGTTCGTCCATGTAGGGAAGATTTGTAGCTGAAATAGGCCGGGCCTTGGGTGGAGGTGGAGGTGGGGGTGGTGGAGGTGGTGCTGCTTCAACAGCTGCAACTGCATTTTCAAGAGCAGCAACTGCTTGTTCGGGAGATGCACCTGCCTCAACAAGAACTTCCTGAGCGGCAACACCAGCAGCTTCAATGGCGGCATCGTGTGCTGCTGCGGGTGAACCACCAACAGCGATAACATTTTCAGCAGCAACATCGGCAGCGGCGGCAGCAGCAGCCATAGCCTGGTCGGCAATAGGTGCTCCGGCATCGGCGGCGGCGGCGGCGGCAGCTGCACCAGCTTGTTCGACTTGTTCGTTAACGGCGGGAACTACTCCCATTGCAACGATTTTGGCAAATCCCTTAGCCCGACGGCAACCGCGCTTTTTAACGTACCTACATCCAGTTGTTGATTTGCAGGTTTTCCGTTTGAGTTTGTTGCATGGAGAACCGGGAACGTTGTACCGACGAGGACGCCGGCAAGATTTCTTGCGACGGTCACATGCTTTGCGTTTCTTTTTTCCAAATAGTGAAGATAGTAAACCCATATTTATAATTTAATAAAATATTTTAATTTAAAAAATAATTTAATTAAATTTTAAAACTTTTAAGAGTTTGTTCCGCGGCAACTTGTTCTGCCTGTTTTTTGCTTTTACCCCACCCAGTAGAAAAATTGACTTTATTTATATTAACAATTACTTGGAACATTCTATTGTGTGGGGGGCCTTCGGTACTTACAAGATGATATTCGGGTGTTGTACTGTATACTTTTTGAGAATATTTTAAAAGGAGGTCTTTGTAATTGTCTTCAAATAAAATTTCAGTAAAATCAAGTTTTTCTATAATTTCAGTAACAAATGAATCAACCGCGTCAAATCCGAGGTCTTTAAAAATAGCTGCCAAAAAAGCTTCAAATGCATCTTCTAAAATTTTTTGAGAATTGCGACCCTTAATATTTTGAACGTGGTTACTCATCAAAATGTACTTTCCTAAATTAATTTGACGCGCCAATTTGGAAAGCTGAACTCCATTGACAAGTTTTGTTTTAATACGAGTTAAAAATCCTTCATCTTGGTCCGGATACTTGTGAAAAAGATAATTTGCAATAATAAGACCCAAAACAGAATCACCTAAAAATTCAAGACGTTCGTTGTGTTGCTGGAGGTATTCTTGAAGAGGATTTTCACCTTGGTATTTCTTTACGGCTTTGTAGATACTTTTATGGACCAGTGCACGCTGGTAATGAGTTACATTTTTTATTTTCATACCGAGAAGTTCTTGGATTTCTTCACGAGTAACATGGGGTACGGAAAAATCATGCGTCGCAAGGTCATCTTCAATTTGTTTTTGAATTAACAAATTGATTTCTTGTTTTTTACTTTGTTCATCACAAATGAAACCAGATTCATTGTCTGAATTTTCGGAATCAGTTGTGATAAATAAAGTTTCCATTTCACTTTGGGTTTATTATGCACGTTTTTTTAAATAATTTTTGTTTTAGAAAAAACCAAAATAAAGTAATTTTTGTTTTAAAAAATAAAATAACAGTAAAAGCAAAGGGGAGATATGGTTAAAATACATCAAAATGCACCCGAAATTCAAATTAGACTTTTTAGATTTATAGTTAATTTACTAAAAAGATATTCCAATCCACAAACAAGGAAACAATTTTTAGTAAATTGTCTAATTTCACATGGATACGTCAAAAATGTAAATCCATTAGAACAATTTGAAAGTTCTGAAAATGAAACTCAAAGTTCTGAATCAGAATCCGAAAACGAAAACGAACAAGAACTTGTTTCTGGGTACAGCGATACTCAGAGAACTTCTAAATCAAATCGGACATTTATTCAAACAAACGACCAACGTATGCTTAAATTGCAACAACGTATAAAAGAAAACGATGAAACTGATTTTGATAAAGCAAAAGAAACAATTACCGTTGCACTCGAACAGGTTTATAAAAACATCCCAGGTTTAAATTATGAAGAAATTCTAAAAGTCGCCATGGATATGTATCTTACGGTAAGAACAAGTTATCGCAGTAAAATAGTTACCGATGAACTTGGTGGAGATGTAAAACGTGGAACTTTAGTTTTATTACTTTATTATGCTTTACTTCAGTACCGTATTAATATATCACCTCAACAATTAGTTGTTTATTTTAATAACAGTTGGAATGTCGATATTTTACCAAAAGCTGAAAAAAATCTAAAAATTATTTTTGGTAATAAAATTACATTCAAACCAGAAGTATATCTTTGTAATATGGATTTTGATTTAAAAACAAAACAAGAAATAAATAAAGTTATAGACGTTCTTAAGGAAAAAAGAGTATTTAGTGAGCCAGCAACAGAAGCACAAGTAGCAGCTGCAATTTATTACGTTACAAATAAGATTGGTTCTGGTAAAACCTACACTGAACTTAAAGTAAATTGTAGAGTTTCACCAGACACAATACGAAAAATAGTTCGAGTTATAGAAAAAGAATTTTAACAACGTTAAAATTTTATTAACTTTTATTTAAATTTGTCTTTTACAGGGTCGATATATTTAGCAGCCATGTATTTTCCAAATCGAACATCCACACTATATTGGTCTTCGCCATTTTCAAGACGCCGTTTCATTGCCATCATTTCTTTAAAAATAACGGGGTCCATTCCTTCTTGAGAAAATATCATTTCGTAAAAAGTCCGGTTCTTCTTTTTAAAATCAGCAAATTCCTCCATTTGATTAATAGATTCAATGCTCGATGTTTCCTTTAATTTTGTAAGTTTGGAATATATTTCTTCAATTTGGTCTGCAGTATAAGACATTACGCTTTGCTTCGCTTGATTTTACTTTTATTTAATTCTTTAAATTAAAACGTTTTAATTAAATGGACTTGTTAACCATTTAAATGTAAAAAATGAAGCAAATGCGTCAGGGTACATAAATAATATAAACATAAAAAACACAAAAAGGACAAATGCTATAAGTAAACCAATAGTTGAACCAGTGCTTCCAAATCCTTGACGGAGGTAAACATTTCTAGTTAAATTAAGAAACCGTGTAAGAAAATCAGTTGGCCCAACTGTTTGTACTACAGGTACAGATGGAGGAGTTGGATAAATAGTCGTATTTACTGTTTTCTCTGGCTCATTTTCATATTCCATAGTCTGGTCCATGAAATCTTTTTTAATTGCGTTAAAAACTTCTGGTGATTTATAGTATTCAGATAGATTAAGCTGGCTTTGAAAAGCATTTTCTATGTTTGTATCCGTCTGCACGTTATCAACACAAGTTGAAAGGTTTGGGTATGTATTTTGGCAATTATAACTTGCAGCTGATTTATCTTCTGGAAGTTGTTTAAAATACAGCTGGGCGGATACGTTTTGAGTATCCATTCAAACTTTGTTACTTTTCCTATTATTTTAATTTTATAATTAAATTTAATTTTTTTACAAAAGTTAATTTACTTAAAAGTGTATCGTTTAATTAAAACAAATAAAATAAAAGTAATTTGTATTTATGGAATCTTTAATTGATGAAGCTTGGAACGATTTTAACCTTTCGCTAAATGATAGCAACGATACTAAACCAATTTCCAAAAATTGTAAACAATGCAATAATATACCAGAACAATTTGTAATTTCTGAAGGAGACATCGTTTGTATGCAATGTGGACTCGTACAACAAAGCTGTATTATTTCTGATGATCCCGAATTAACTTTTTCTGAAGAAGGCTGTACTCCAAATGTTATGCGATGTGGAAGAGTCTTAGATCCGACAAACCCATATGATACTGGTGGAAACTTTATTCCTAAATATATGTGGTCTTGGCACCTCGATGACGAAGGAAACAAAAGATATACTAATTTATCAAAACTTGCAATTCGTGCGAGTTATTCTTCAAAACAACGTGCATTTGATGAAGGAAAGTATTCTTTCGAACACATTCAAAGTCGTTTAAACCTTAATGATACTGTTTTTAATGCTGCGAAGTTGTTTTGGGGAATAATACTGAAAACTGATATTCTTAAGCGTGGTGGAAATAGGCGTGGTATGAAAGCTTGTTGTATTTTTTATGCCTGTTTATCTGAAAAACAACAACGTAATCGTGAAGATATTGCTGCTGCTTTTGACATAGACGGTTCTTCCGATTTTACAAAAGGTGAAAAAATATTTCGTGAAATTTTTGAAAAGGAAGAAAAGTTTTCATGGATTCTTTATAAAAATTCAGAAAATGAGCGTATGTATCACCGATATGTTAATCAACTTAGTTTACCTTTTTCTATTACAAAAACTATGAATCAAATTAAAGAACACACTCGGGACCATCTTTTGGGTATTGCTGCAAAATCTGAAATTGCCGGTTTGATGTATTTTGCATGCAAGGAAGTTCACAATTTAAAACACCCTAATAAATCTGAAATTGCCAAATGCATCGGCATCTGTAATCCAACTCTTAACAAAGTTATTGAAATTATAAAGTACTTTTATGATAAAAATCCAAACTTAAAAATAGAACTTAAATGAAAAAGTTATCTTTTTTTCGGTTAAATCTGTTTTTTAAAATACCATCAAAAATTACAAAATGCCAGGTTCTACACCACTCGGCCGTCTTCGTGAAAAGGAACAAAAATTAAAATCTCAACTAAGCGCTGTTTCTAAAAAGGAACACAAACTCGAATCCGAAATTAAGAAAATCCATAAACAAAGAGATAAAATTAAAAAATAAAATAAAACGTTCTTTTACAAAGAACTTTTAATGGATTCAATTTTTCTTAAAATAGTTGCAATTCTTTTACTTATTATAGGTTCACCAAGTTTAGTAATTGGAGTCATTCTTGGAATGTTTAACGACGCTGGTTCAAAAGAACAATCAGATAAAGTATTCAAGATAATTTGTATTAGTTTTTTAATGATTATTATTGGAATTTTTTTAATACTTAAAAAATAAAATAATGTTTTTTCATAAAGAAAATGAACTCAACTTTTTTAAAATTTATTGCTGTTTTTTTACTTATTACAGGTTCTCCATTTTTATTATATAGTACCGTAATGAGTGTAACAAACGAACCTTCAAAAAAACCACTTGGGGTACTTGGCGTAACTTTTTTAATGATTGTTACTGGAATAATTTTGGTATTCAAAAATTAAAAGTTTTAAATCTTCAACCAATTAAATATAGCAAAAAATTCATTTTGTTTACGCTTTATCCATTGCTCCGATTCATCATTGTAATCTTGTGTAAGACCAATTGACATATCACGATACTCTATTATTTCTTGTATGTATTTATCACGTTCATTCAATAAACGCTGTAAAGATATATTAGGGTCATAAATATCCAATTCCGGCTGGTTGGATTTTTCTTTTTTACTAAAAAAACTTCTTTTTGGTGGTATTTCAATAGAAAAACTTTTAATTGCACCAACGTCTACTATTGTACAATCCTTTGTCTTTACTCCTTGTCGCTCTTTTATAACATTCGTTATATTTATCAATCTCTGAATATGTAACGAACGTTTTGTTTTATCTTTCTTCATCATTGCGAATATATTGTAACTATAAATATGGTTATAGCGATACCTTATTACTTCGGGTAAACTAAATTGGTTCGCGTCTTTTATTTCCCCAACCTTCTTTTCTATTGTTTCGATAAACTCATAAACTTTTTTACCAATATCCTTGTCAGGTATCAATTGGGCCTTACCAGAATAAAATTCACACGCCGATTGAAGCTTATCAAATTGATAAGCCGACGTTTTATGCGCTTCCGCTTTGGCATCCAATTTCACATACGTCACAAACGCCAACAAAAATGAATTAAATCCATTTAATGCACTTACAACAGTTGCTCCGTTTTTTACTGACTTCAGTGGTGCATTCAATACAGTACACGCAGAACTTATAAATATAGCTGGTAACATTAAACAATAAAGTACCATCTCGCAAAACGTCTTCGATTCGGTGTAAAGTAATTTTTGACCTTTGAGATACAAACTTATTAGGTCCAAAACTATGGAGTAATAAGTTCCAACACCCATATAAATTGATTCAATTTGGTGATTGTTAAGTGCAAAATCACTAACATTTTCTATAATATTATTTGATGTTTGGGTGGACTTTGCATTAATTTCTTCTGTTTCCATTTAAAGAATCAAAACTTCGTTACTTTAAAAGGAATAATTTATTCTTTTACAATAAAATGAACGTTAGAAAATTACCAAGGTCTTTTGAAAACCCAATTGATAATGTACTATTAGACATCGTAGAAATTGCAAATCCATACTTTTATAATTGGGGATTTACTCCCAATATGATTACAAGCGTTTCTGCTTTTTATGGTATTCTTGCAAGTATGTGTATACTTTATAATTTTTACTTTTTGGCAAGTATGAACTATTACATAGGGTACTTTTTTGATTGCATGGATGGAAATTTTGCAAGGAGATACCGTTTAACAAGCAAATTTGGTGATATTTACGACCATGTTAAAGACATCGTTGTTTCATATGGCTTAATGGGTGTTTTGGTTTATAAACATGGATTTGATAATTTTAATATTTTTTTAACAGTTATTTTTGCAATTATTTTTGGATTTAATAATCTGTACCTCGGACAACAGGAAACCTATTTTGATGGAGAAAAAAGCGAATTTTTAAAACTTTTTACAATTAAAAATAATTATTCTTTGAATTTTTTAAAATATTTCGGATGTGGTACAGTTAACCTATACGTTTCCATTGTCATTCTAATTCTTGGAAACATTTAAAGATTAAAGTTATATTTAAAATAAAAGTCTAAGGTAAGATGAATTCTTCACCCGAACCTCTTCTCGACCCAAATCCGGAGCGCTTTTGCACGTTTCCTATCAAGTACCATGACATATGGGAATTTTATAAGAAGGCAGAGGCATCTTTTTGGACGACCGAAGAAATAGACCTGATGGAAGACACGAAACATTGGGATAGTTTAAATAACGACGAACGCCATTTTATTAGCCACGTTCTCGCATTTTTTGCAAGTTCCGACGGAATTGTCAATGAAAATCTTGGTGTGCGATTTATGAATGAAATTCAAATTCCCGAAGCAAGGTCATTTTATTCTTTTCAAATTACTATGGAATCGATTCACTCGGAAACCTATGCAACTTTAATCGAATCATATATCAAAGACCCAAATGAAAAAAATAAATTGTTTAAAGCAATTCAAACTATTCCGATAGTAAAACGTAAAGCTGAATGGGCGCTTAAATGGATAACGAGCTCTGACAGTTTTGCTGAACGGTTAATAGCTTTTGCATGCGTGGAGGGGATTTTCTTTTCTGGTTCGTTTTGTGCTATTTTTTGGATGAAAAAACGTGGATTGATGCCCGGACTTACTTTTTCAAATGAACTTATTTCACGTGATGAAGGCCTCCATCGCGATTTTGCCTGTTTACTTTATCGCCACCTCAACAACAAACTTGATAAATCTGTTATTTTAGATATAGTCATTTCAGCAGTCGAATTAGAAAAAGAATTTGTATGCGATGCATTACCCGTAAACCTTATTGGAATGAATAGTTCACTTATGAGTCAATATATTGAATTTGTTGCAGACCATTTACTCACTTCACTGGGTTTGGAAAAATACTACCACGTAGAAAACCCATTTGAATGGATGGAACTTATCAGTTTACAGGGAAAAACCAACTTTTTTGAACGCCGAGTGGGCGAATATCAGAAAGCCGGCGTCATGGCTTCGTTAACTAACGGAAATGAAGACCGGCTTTTCAATATGGATGAAGACTTTTAAAAATCAATTTCTGAATCTTTTGATTTAAAATAAAATGCGTCGGGGCCACAAAGGTCCTTGTTTTTTCTTATTAATTTCGATTCAAATAAATTATCAGTTAAACTGAATAAAATACATATATTACCATTGTCTGTAGACCATTTACAATCTTTACAAGACGGTGAAAACTTTAAACTTGGTGCAGTTTTACTTACAAAGCGTGCTTTAACTAACATCCGTGGCTTAATCGGTAACATTTTAAGCTTTATTTTTATTTTTAATTTAAAGTAAATTCCGCATTCTCAGATAATTCTCTTAAATTACGTGCATTTACGTAGGTACACGCTGAGCGAATACCTCCATTGATGTCCTTTATAGTTTCTTCAAGTGAACCCTTCATTTTTATCTTTTTTACTTTACCTTCCGATGTACGATAATCCTTCATACCTCCGTTATACTTTTCGTTTGCCTCCTTTGATGACATTCCATAACAAAGTTTGTACCTTTCATCATTTTCAATTATAGTATCGCCAGGAGATTCTTCATGTCCCGCAAACATTCCACCCACCATTACAAAATCAGCACCTCCAGCAAACGCCTTGCAAATATCGCTCGGGCTACTAACACCACCATCGGAAATAATATAACCACCTGCCGTTTCTGCAGCCCAAGCACACTCAATAACTGCACCAAGTTGAGGGTATCCGATACCAGTTTTTAAACGAGTTTCACATACTGAACCTGAACCAATTCCTACCTTCACAATATTAACACCACATTCACTAATAAGTTCATCAACAATTTCAGGTGTAACAACATTTCCAGCTGCCAGAACCATATCGGGAAACTTGTTACGAAGATATTTACAAGTATCCTGGAGCTGTTGAAGATACCCATTTGCAATATCGACACATAAAAACTTTACTTTAATATTATCATAACAAAGCCTATCGATAAGACTTACTGCATTTTGGTAATCATTTGTTCCACAACTTAACATGTAATTTTCAACACAATGAAGCTCATCTGGGTAAAGGTAATTATCAAATTCTTTATTGAAGTGCTTGGGAAAACACGTAAGATAATTGTTTTGGCGTAAAATTTCACATGTCCGTACATTTGAAACAGTATCCATGTTTGAACTTATAATCGGAACACCGCTCCATTTAACTTCACCTCCGGGTGTTTTAAAAGTAAAATTGGTATTTAAATTAACATCTTTACGGCTTTTGAGGTAACTTTTTTGGGGGGTTATAAGAACATTTCTAAAATCAGGACGATAACCTTTAATTTTATTAAATTGTGGAAGCATTTAAGTTATTTAAAAATAAATGTGTTATTTTTTTAAATAAGTTTAAAATGGATGCTTTATTAAACTTATTTAAAAGGTTTTTTGAAATTAAAATTGGACCCGTTCTTGTTACTTACCAAGACTTTAGTTGTCAATTTGATTCTAGTTGTTTAACATGGGAACCCAGTGAAAAAGTTTGTGGAAAACATGGACCAATCAAGTTTATCAGAGAAGATTTTGGTGGATGCGTCGAGTGTAACGATAAATGGCGTGCAGTTGTTTATCCTAAAAAATAAAATAACAGTTAATATAAACGGTATGTTTCAAGTATACCTCGAACCAAAACGTAAACCCGTTGATAGCCTCACGCCCGCTGAACGTAAAACAAAGAAATACCAAATTATAAAAAAGTACATAGACCAAGGATTTTGTATATTTTCATTTCCATACATCCGGACATACATCGACCAAAAAACTGGTTTGGAAAAGAAAAGTCCCGCGTTTAACGTCCGCTGGCACTCGATAAACAAAACAAATAATCTTCAAAACCTTAATTTTAATGACCGTGGATTTGCCTTTGTATCGGGTAAACTCAGTGGGGTTACCGTAATTGATTTTGATGACCGTGTGGAATACCGCAAAGCACTTAAACAATTCCCCGAACTCAAAGGATATCGCACAATTAAAACAAAAAATGGAGCACATATTTATTGTAAATACGACCCAACGATACAAACACGAACGGATGCATTGATAAATTTTCGTAAAGTTGATATACGAAATGACCTCGCGTTAGCATTTTGTCCTCCATGTGAATATACTTTGTTAAATGGTAAAAAGATAGTTTACACAGATCTTGGTGGTCGTATTGGAGTTTTTCCACGTGGTTTAAAAGCTGACTTAAAACAATTCCATGAACCGCCAAGTAGCCAATTTAATATTTTTTTGAAATAAAATAAAGAGTAAAATTAACAGTTCTTATCAAAGAACTTTTTAAATGTCTTACCTCCCAGATATCAATTTTAACCGAGTTGGACGTGTGACACTTCCCGAAGCATTAGACCAACCCGAACATACCACAGAACCCATTCAAGTATTACGCGATGCGTTTGAAAAATATATAGTTCAATCACCAGTTGAAAGTGGGAGTATCGGTTTACAAGTTATTTTTACAACAACTGGTGAATATCACGAAGCCCAAACTTTATTTTTAATGAAACGACAATACCGGTGGCCCCGTCCTGTGTCCGAACAACTACAAATCGGAACAATTGAAAAATATATCAAAACACGTGATATTGCTAATGGAGAATCATTTGATAATAACCAAATTAATACAATGGTTGAATATCTTCAAAGGGGCTCAACTAAAATTCTTGAAATCGTCCTTTGTGAAGTCTACAACGACAACCAAATGTCACGAGACATTAACCAACGTTCCATTCAACTAAGCAACCGAGAAACATATTACCCCTTTACAATTCCCATCAAAGTGCTTTATCGCAGTCGGGACATTAATAACAGGGTCTATAATTCACCCTCTATAGTCCGCGAAAAAATAATTTCACGAGAACAATTACGACAGGCCCAAATACTTGGTATTACGTTACCACAATTTCAACGACTCCTTAGTGAAAATCCCGAACAAATACGTA